GTTGAGTTAACTCTCGTGCTTGTACCGCCTTACCGGGTCTAAATAATATCCTTTGATATTGTTCTTTAGGGCTGAGTGTATTGCCTGATGCAACCGACTCAAAGTCGTCCCAATATGGTTCTACGTTAAATGCTATTGCCATGTTTCTATCCTATTTAAAATGCGATTACTAATCTTACTGTTTCTACTTGTCCTGTACCACGACTTGTTGCTGTTCTATTTTCTATAAACATTATATCACCTTGATGATGATTAATGAGAGGTGCAGCAACCGCTGAGACATCATTACCAGCACCTGATGTACCTACACCGCGAAGGAAATGATTTGTATTGATTACTCCAAACCCAGTAGTTTCGTTTTGTATATAATGTAATACACCGCTTGTGTTATTGTATTCTACAACGATACCTTTAGCACCAACAGTACCACCTGTATGAGCTTCGAATGCAAAGTCAGCAACATATGTAGATGCTAATCCAGTAGGGATTGTAACACTCTTACATGTATTATATGCACTTGCTTCTGCAACTTGAGCGATTGTACCTGAACCACTTGATGTAGTAGCGATAGCTTTAAATATTTCACCAACAACTGGATTACCGCTTGTTGAACCTGCAGTTGCCCAATGTGCATCACTAGATGTACCTATTGTTAAGATCTTATAAAAGTTACCTACAACCATTGAGTTAGAAGCTGAAAGAGTTGCTGTTTCATTTGCTTTCTCAATAGGGTTTTTAACAACTGCTATTTGTCTAAAGTCATTTGAATCAGGAATACTACCAGACTCATCACCAGTAAATACCGTGTTAATTGTAACATAATGCGAGCGAAGATCATTTGTAGGATTTGCTCCGAATCCGCCATCTGGTCCAATAACTGGTCTTACCGCACCGTTTGAACCACCGCCACCAGTTATTGTAACTGTTGCATGATGATAACCAGTACCAACATTACTCATTGTAATACCCGTGATAGCACCACCAGATACTGTAGCCGTAGCTGCAGCACTTGCACCATCACCTGCGATTGTTATTGTAGGAGCTGATGTATATCCAGATCCTCCATTTGTGATCTTCATATTATAGATTGCACCGTCAACAGCGTTTGTTTGTACTGCCCACTGATTTGCTAATGCAAGATCTCCAGACCCTGGATTTTCTTTAATATGTAATACAGGTATAAATGATGATGTTAAGTATTTAGAAGCATTAGTAGTGTTAACAGTAAACATATATTTCCATATATAACCGTCTGATCCACTATGATTAATAACTCCTGTTGTTTGAACTCCAGTTGCATCTGGATCTGTTGTAGAAGCTCCTGCTCCTGCTTTCAAACACATATATACGTTATTATTTGTAGTAATAACATGGTATACTTTGCTTTCTATATTTGTATCTTGATCGTCATATTCTACATACGTTGTACCAGAAACCCATAGGTTTCTTGGTGAACTGTGAATAATGTCTGTACTAGCAATTTTCTTCATGGCAAACATGTTTTCCCACAAAGTATTATTAGCGTAGTCATTTTCATATGGGGTGTCCGGTACCGCATCATTTGGTGTCCATGCGTTAGGTCTTCCCAAAGCCATGTAGAATTGATTATCACTAAGACTTCCAACGAACTTATCTGTTGTATCCAGTCTAAACTTACTTGTGATTATTGCTGCCATTTTATTTCCTCTTTTATGTTATAACGAGTGAGTTATTTCCACCCATTCCGAATTGTGTACTTATATTGTTATTTATAACGTCTTGCATCGTCCAATGAGCGAAATCTGAGTTTGGACCTAAATATCTAAACTTCATATTATCCCAATGGTTTTGCATACCTATCTTACTTAGCTCAGAACTTCCGTTAGCAAAGTGAGTATATGATTTCTCTAATATGTGACTATTAAACTGTGCTGGCCCAACTTGGAATGCACCAATGTTAATTGAGTTTAATCCTGGTGCTGCTGGTAAATTACCAAACTGTGTCTGATCATTTGTAGATGTGAGTAACTTAATCAAAATAGCAATTTCACCAAAGAACTTAAATCCGGCTGGGTGAACTAATCGCGTAAATGCATTTTTCCAATCAGATACATTCTTACCAGTTTTTAAAACATATGAAAACTTTTGATAATAATAAGAGTCTTGAATAAACTTTTTATCTGATAAGAATCCATCAGCATTCGTAAATAATCCAGGTGAGTATGTAGTTACGACATCCCCACTTGATAACTGCGATGTAAAATTTAATCTATATTTTGTAGTAGTATCAGAATACACTTCTTCGGTATAGTCTGTACCTAAAACTTGTAATGTATTATTTACAAATACAATATCATCATCAAGAAATGCAGCATTACCATTATCGTTATTTCCACTAATAATTGTTGGATTTGCCTGTGTCCCAGATAATGTAAATGTATTCCTAGGTGTAAATCCAGTTCTATTAGCTATAACAGAAGCTGCTTGATCTGTCCAGTTTCCATCAGATGGAACAAGTAAATCTACAAATGGAAAATATGTTTCTACTTCGTCATCGTATATAACACGGAAGAACGATGTGATTGATTCAGGTGTACCTCTACTTCTATAGAACTCGATTAAGTGCTTATAGAATGTTCTTGGATTTGTAGCAAAATCTCTTGGTACAGCAATACCAATTTCATTCTGCAACTCAGTAAGTAGATTCTCCTCAACATAATCAATATCCCTTTGAATATCTAATGAGTTAAGATAAAAGGCTGATTCGTTTGAACGTTCTAAATATAATGCATACGTCTTAAGAAAATTAACCAGATCAGGATATGAAGACTCGACATGATCAGGTACTAGTTCATCTATGTAAGATGATATATTATATTTTCCAAGACTATTTGACATTAGTAACCGCTGCTCGTTGTAGTGTAATCAATACCAGCAGTTGTACCGCCAGTAGCCATTGTATCTATCTCACCTGAAATAGTAGCTGTTGAAGTATTAATATCTAATAACACATTTCTTGCAGGCGATACATCAGTACTCGCTGGTTTAACCGTGACATCAATTGTAGTTTGCCCTGTAGGTAATGCAGTTGGATTAAATGAGTTAAGAGTAATTGTACCGGTAGTTTCATTTACTGATCCAGAATTCGTATCTAACACTAAGCCTCCTGCGTCAACCACTTGAATAATACGTGTATCCGAAGTTGCATCATAAAAGTCTTTTAGCTTTGCTTGAGCTGTGCCATTAAATGTAAATGTATTTGATGTTACATAAGAACCAGTTGAAGAACTCGTACCATCTAAATCAGTTAATGCTTGATTGAACTTTAATGAGTAAGCCTTTGCAGTACCAAGTGTAGGTGTAATCTTCTGAGTCATCTTCACTCGTGTAACGTTTGATATAATAGCAATATTTGTATCATCAATCTTCTTTGCTACATTCGATAATCTAAATACACCACCAAATGTTTTTAATACGTCTGTGTTATGTTGCACTAATGTGTTCCTTATAGATGTTGCCAACCCTGATGCAGTTACTGTAGCTAAGTTAGGATTAAACTTAAAGAATACTTCTAAGTCAATATAGATAAATGCAGGATCAATAAGAACAGGAGTAATACTTACAACGTTTTTAGGTTTAAGAATCTGATTTTTAATTGTTTCTTTCTGTATCTCAGTTAATGTATCTGATGATTTTGGTTTAATACTAATATATACTTTACCATAATCAGGAACATCGTGTGATTCTCCACCCCATACAGATACAGCATCTACATCTCCAAATTCATTTTGAATAATTGATTTATAATCATCTGGTGTCACTGCACGATTTTGCGATACGAATGATAGTGGAGCATTAAACTTAATTGCTTCTTTTGTTTCTCTTGGTGCACCACCAGTTGCCTTTGTAACAAGTGTGATCGTCTCATCTGTGTTACCATTTAATGAACCAGTCATTTCAAATACTGTAGCGCCATTTACATCCGTACCTGAAGAGATATAAGAATATTCTATTTTAACAATATTACCATTACCTGGTCTCTTACCAAGAATATTATCACCGAATTTAACCTCATAAAATCCGTCACGAGTTTCTTCTAAGAAATATACTTCACTCGTACCATCTAAGTTTACCATATTTGTATTTAAAGTATAAGCCTTTGCAGCATCAGTAGATGATGAATCGTTAACAGTAACTTTAATTGAATCCGTGTTTACATTTGCTTGAGGTAATATATACTGTTCAAATGTATTATTTTGATATGTGTATGATACTGATGTAAGTGTACCTTGTTCGATACCTATATTCAAAAAGTTCCAACCATCATTAAATACAATTGTAGATGTCTCACAAGCAAACATTGGGAAATCAACACCATCGATAGTCGTTTTAAATGCTGTGCCTCTTGGCATAGTTAATGGTAATGGTGTATTACTACCATCGTGATTATATAATGGTGTAGCAGTCGTATCATAATTCATTCTTACATTTACGTAAGCCTTAGATGGTGCAATCGATTTAGGTGTATATCCTAATAGCTTAGCATGAGATACAATAGAAGTCCGTAGCTGAGCAGTATCAAGAAACGTTTCATTTAAGGCAAAGTTAGCATTCATTGAGTTGATATGTGTTACATATGCTAATACATCAATAATGGTTGACATCGCAGAGCCATCATAATTATAGTCATTAAATGTTGTATCTGTTGCTTGCATATATGCAACCAGATTTGCCTTTATCTGA